TCCCATTCCACTCATCCCCGCTATCAAATAGCCTATGCCAAGCACTCGGTCATCTTCCGTAACGGTGCGCACCTGCAGCTTGTATCTTCAGACCAGCCTGAGAGTGTCGCTGGACGTAATGCCGTGCACGCCTTCGTCGAGGAGATGAAACACAACAGCGGAGAGAAACTAAAGTCACGCCTCTTCCCTTCCCTTCGTGGTGGTTCAGCTGATATCCGTCGGTCTGCTTACTATGAAGGTGTGACAGGTGTGAGTGATACCGCCCGTGTCGACCTTGGTGAAGATGATTGGTTTGAAGAATACGAAAACAAGATGGACCGCCAGCTTATAGAGGAGATAGCAAGTGTTTCGCTCGCTATCAATCAGTCGCTCTATAAGCAGTTTATGCTACAGCAGGAACTTCGCAATACGAAGAACCCTGTCACAATGGAGAAAATCAGACTGGAGAATGAACGTCTTAATGCTTTTATTGCACGATGGAAACCACGCTTGGCGGATATGCGAAGGAACGCAATCTACTATATCCGTGCTTCATCATTCTGTAATAAGGATATCCTCGGTCCTAAGTTCTTCAAGACCCAGCTTGACACACTGGATATGGATGAGTTCCTGACCGCTATCTGTGCTATTCGACATAAAGAGGTAACCAATAAGTTCTTTACCACCTATGACCACGAGCGACATCAGTTCAAGGATAGTTACATTTATGACCAAATTTTGAAGTTGAACCTCAGGGACCACTTCACGCTCACTGCCCGCTACCTGCGTCACTATGATAAGCGTGAGCCTCTCTACATAGGCTACGACCCAGGCAATTTTCAATCGCTCATCGTTGGCCAGAAGAAAGAGTACGGCCACCGCTTTGACATCATCAAGGAGTTTTGGGCGTATATCCCCGATGACCAACAGAACCTTGCACAGCAGGTGTATTCGTTCTTCGGCACCGATGCCGTGAACAAAGTTATCCACCTTTACCCTGACCGTGCCGGCAACAAGACACGCGAGGAACTGGAGCAAATAACCACCGACTCTCTCACGATGAAGGCATCCTTAGAAAGTTACGGCTTTTCGGTGTTCCTCTACAACGACGGAGCACCTACCATCTACCATTGGCAGCAGTTCCGGCTCTGCCAGTTGCTCTTTGCCGAAAAACTTCCGCAGTTGCCAAGAGTGCGCCTTGATGAGAACGAATGCCCCAATCTGTGTAGCGCAATCCTTGTTAGCCCATTGAAGAAAACTAACGGCAAAATAGAGTTAGATAAATCGAGCGAAAAAAAAGAAGAATTAAAACGTAGACCAGGACTGACCACGCAGCTCCCGAGTGCAATGATTTACCTTTTATACGGCCTTTATTCGGACATCATAAAAAAAGAATTGAGTTCTTTGCCCGATGATTTACCCGAAAACATCACGATATAACACTCTATAATGTCCAATATTTGATATAAAAAATGTCCAAAATAGGGCAATAACGATGGCAATTTACATAGGTCAAAATTCAAATTTACTGAAAATCAATCAGTTATATTTTGAAAAGTGAAAATCAAAATAGACAAACGCCGCTTTTTAGCACGCACCGCTGATTTTTGATATTGAGGTGCAACCCCTCGAAAGGGCGGAAATATGACGGTAGACTCCATGTTTCGTCCTTTGCCTTAATAGAGGAATTACGTAATTTCGCAAGTGATGAAGAAGGCAATCGAAATGGACGGCATTCATGCAATGCAATGGGCAAGGGAGATCAGCAAGCTGCCGCAAGGCAACTTTACGCTGTGCTTCTTCCCTTATTCGCGGGCGCAGGGTTTGGCTGGAGATGGGTTGGTGGTGAAGAAGCATTGCAAGTACCGGACACAGCTGCCGGAGGATCTCTTTGCCGTAGATTCGGAGAACTACTTTCTCTTTGAAGATGAGCATGGAGAACCGAGAATGTGCTACCGCATACTTATCAGATATATGGGTTTCCCGCAGGATGGATATAAACTACATAAGATAAATTGGTTATGAAAGACAGTATAGAACTATACGGCAATGCCGGGAACTATATTTTAGATGGAAATGTATTCTCCTTTCAGATAGGGGAAGGTCGGCAGGTGTTTGGTACGCCCGGCCTACTCATACCGCAGGGGATGCAGGTCAGTCTGCACGAACATCAGTGGCTCGGTGTCAACGGTTATCAGGTGTGCATGCGTGGCATGAATAATGCCCTCTGCGACGAGGTGACGATGGAAATCAAGCAAAACCGCCTGTTGCCTCGCCTATATAGTAAGGAGATAAAAATGCTTTATGGGCATGGTCCCTGTGCCTATGTGCAGACCGTGGAGGGTGGCAAGATGAAACGTGAATACACTGCACTACCCGAATGGGACGAGTGGTTGAACACGTGGGAGGAGCGGGGCATGGAAACCACTGCTCAGGAGTTTGCCAAGACCTGCATCAAGAATTTCTATTACTTCGGGGACTTCTTCTGTAAATGGCGGTTTGCCCGAGGTAAGCGGTTGGGTATGATACCCGTTGCCGGGCTGGAAGCCTTGGAAAACAAACACTGCCGACTCGCTACCACTCGCCAGGATGTTGCCTATGAACAGATTGTCTATGGTGACTTCCACCACATTGCCGTGGGGAGGTGGACATATGGGCTGGGTAATTACAAGATGTACCCGAAGTTCGCCCTGTCCGAGGTTGACAACTATCTCTATGCTGCCGTATCCCATCATCGCGAAAAATCGGTCGATGAATTCTACGGCGTGAACGAAACCCATCAGGGCGCACGCCCCTACATTCAGGGCAGCAATAAGACGGCCACCTACATCAACTCTTTCTTGCGTAATTCGCTTGCAGCCAAGATACACATCATCATCCCCAATGCATGGGTGACGAGCAAACGCACACAGCTCATCAAGCTCTGCGAAGAGAACAAGCTGCTCAAGTCCAAGGATAAAGACTTGATAAAATATAATGGTATCGAAATAGGCACCGAATATCGCGAATCTATGCTCGTGGAGTATATGCGGCTGGAACTTCGCAAAATCGGCGACTACCTTAGTGGTGCCGACAATCAGGGAAAAGCCTACTCCTCTATCTCGTTTATGGACAGCTCTGGTAATGAGCAACAATGGAAGATAGAAACTATTGATCTTAAATACAAGGAATACATCGAGGCACTCATCGCTTACGATAAACGCAGCGAAGAAGCACTCCTGTCAAGCGTCGGGCTCGACGCTTCCATCACGGCCGTCAGTAAAGATGGCGTAATCAGTAAGTCAGGTTCCGATGCCTACTACAACTACCTTATATATATTATGTCGCTCACTCCGGAGGACGAGATCTGCGCCGAACCGTTCAACCTTGCCCTCAAGCTCAACTTTCCACATCTTTACAAGCAAGGATACCGCATAGGTTTCTACCGAGAGGTTCCGCAGCGGCAAGAAGACATTTCACCCAAAGATCGATTAAATCAGCAACAATCATGAATATACTGACCGAACTTTTCAAAGATCTCTCCACCTTTAGACGCTATGCGCCGGGCGTGGAGACCAATATGGATCTGAAAGAACTCCAGCCTTCAGGGCTCACTGCCCGTAAACGAATTGAGACCGCCATCAGCCCGGAAGTCTTTCAAGCTATCACAAAAGAGCCCGAAGAATCTCCGCTCTTGGAAGGACTACGCTCGGCTATGGCCAACATGACCATGGCGTCGCAACTCGTCTTCGACAGTATCAATCGGCGCAAGAACGACATCAACGTTTATAAGTACGAGCTCGAGGCAATGAAGCGCTCCTATATGGATAACTATTGCAATGCACTCGATACCATCGTACAGCTGCTCATGAATACGAAAGTTCCGGATGATGATACAACCTCTCCCGCCGCACTGTGGGTAAAATCTCGTTATTTTCAAATGTTACAAAAGTGCGAAATCAAAACCATGCCCGATTTCGATATGCTTTACCCCATCGACGCGTCTTATCTGTTCTTCTTCCGTACCGTTCCCCTTCAGAAAGAAACGCTCGACGAAGTCATGGCCGTCTATTTCTCCAAACTTACCGATGACAAATCGCCCCGCGTCCGGCCGATGCTACTCCTTACGCTCGTTAAAAAGATCGTCGCCAAGGCTCTCCGTCGCTTCGATATTCTTGAGTTTCCTGCCACGATCCGCAATCTCTTCGACGAAAGTCATGCCACCCGTTCCGGCAAGGACGAGTTTAATGCTGCCCTCGCGCTTGCCGACCGCCTCGACGGTGAAGCTGCCGAACTCCTCTCGAACGCCGACACACTGCTCACCACCGAACAGACTGCCGACATCTCATCCTATTCTGCCTACAATCACCCCGACGATAAAATTATCATGCTGCCATGAAAGATATCGAACTGGCTTATCAAGGCCGAATCCACCGTGTCCCTAATCGCTGGGAAGGCATGTCCTCCGAAAATTACATCAGCCTCGTGGCCGACCTACTGCACATGGCCGGCGGACGGCTCTCTGCCGGAGAAGTGCGCATCAACCATCTCCTCCGTCTGATGGGGTGGGATAAACGAAAATTCCGTACTGAGGAGCAGATAGCCAATCTCGTAGCCATCTCCGAGCAACTCACCTTTCTCTTTCAAATCAACTATCCCGACAACAATGCTGCGCTCGACGGCGTTTCCGGCGAAGCCTACGAACGTTGCCGCCGTGTCGACCCTTATCGCTTGCAACTACCCATCGCCCGAGTGCTGCGCCGACTCGACTATCGATACGTGGTCGACCTCTGCTTCTGCGCCCAACTCCTCCCTTCCGTCCGTGTCAAGGAGCATGATTACAAAGGCTATACGGTGAAAACTTCCTACGGCATGCTCACCTGCTCGCTCACGGCACTGCAATATATCGAGGCCCGATCACTCATCGAGCAAGGTGAGAAGTCGCTTCCCCTCATGACGGCCATTCTCTATTATCCGGAGCAGCGATACGACTCCGAAAAGGCGCACGCCTTGGCACACGAATTTGCCGTGCTGCCCGTTGAGGTGCTCACGGCAGTTTCGTTCAATTTTCAGGCGTTCAACAGCTATCTGTTCAATAAGACCTCGTTCTCGCTACTCTCCAAGTTCGAGCCCCAGTCCGCTCGCCCTATCACTACCGATGCCGTCGATGCACTCTATGACCTGTCGAAAGACGGGCTGGGCGACGCCGCTCAAATTGAACAGATGAACATGATCACTTATCTGAAAGTACTGCGTAAAAAGACCATCTCGGCCGTCCGCGACATGAAGGGCTTCGGCTGGGACAAGGCCAAGATAAGTCAAGAGTCCGGACTTCCTATTAACATAATTGACAAAATTCTATAATGATGTATAATAGAAGGATATGGCTAAATAAAGAAGATTCACCTTCAACAGGAAACCTTGTTTGTTTTGATGGTATGACCACCTGGCGCGGTGAAGAAATCAGAAACACATTTTTGCAGGTTTCTGATTGCAGCTGGTCAATCAGACTACATAAGATAGAAGATGACAGCACCGAAGATTTTATAGATAAATTAAAATTATTGCGAGATGAAGTCGATAACTTTATTTCATACTTGGAAGAAAATAAATAGTGTATGATTAAACAACAATTCCTCTATTTTGCCCAATACCCGTCCAAAGACGGTGTCCTCGCAATGTTCACCAATGGTTCCGGTACGCCCGACTACGATGCTCTTGTGAAGGCGCTGAAAGCATTGCCCGAAAGTTCACGCGTCCCCGAAATCGCAAACTATGTCTACGGGCAGTCGTTCGACGAACTCAAGCAGCGCATCGACAAACTCGTCGGTTCATTTCTATTTGTCGACTATGGAGAGATGGATATGCTCGGCAGCCAGCCGGGCTCTTTCCGCATTTCCCAGCGAATGGCTGTCACCGTGGCCTGCAAGATGCCCAATCATGCCGATGCTGCCGAGTACATGTTGGCTTCCGATACTACGCTCCGTCTGCTCACCAAGGTCCACGCATGGCTCATCGCCGATGCTGATGCCGGGAATATCGACTGGCTCTCGCGCAGCGAACTCGATAAGGCCGAAATCGTTCCTTTCGTGGCCACCGAGCTCTCTTCCGCCGGCTGGACGCTCATGCTCTCCTGCATCGCCCCCGACACACTCGATACCCATACCCTCGCCCGGTCCTTTGCCCGTCGCCTCTGACGGCCTACCTTTGCCCCACATAAACCAACATTCCGGAAATAATGAAAAAATTGCCAATGATATCAATCGTCTCGCTGCCACTCTCCATCGTGGCAGACTTCTCCCAATATCTCTATCAGGATTGGGAATTTGCCAAGTGGATAGCGGTCGCCATTGTTGTCGACACTGTTCTCAGTGTATGGAAGCATCTCGTCCACAAAGATGCTTCCAGCGAACTCTTCTTCTCCAAGTTCTGCAAGAAGATCGTCATCTACATCCTCCTGCTCATCCTCTCCAATGTCCTCTCCAACTTCACCGTCCATGGCAGCGTCGTCGGTGCCACACAGTGGATCGGCACCTATCTCTGCGTCTTCATGATGGTGCGCGAGGTCTTCTCCTGCGTCGAAAACATTCAGGCCATCTATCCCATTCTCCCCGCCTCCTTCGTTCGCCGCCTCAAAGACTTCAACGACAAGGGCGAATACATCAGTCAAACGAACCGTGAGAAATGAGAAATTATGCATTATGAATTATAAATTATGAATTGACATCATGGCAACAGAAGCACAGCGCGACTTTACGCGCGCCATCTACGCAGCAGCCCTTCAGGCTACCGACATCGCCCCCGAATTCGTCACCGCCCAGGCTATTCTCGAATCGGGCTGGGGCAAGTCTCGTGTGGGTCGTTTCAATCTCTTCGGCATCACCAAGGGAACAGGATGGGCCGGCAAGACCGTCCTCGTCCTCACCCACGAATATTTCACCACCCCCGACCGCACGTTCTCGTCGCCCGAACGTGTTGTCTCCGTCTGTAAGGTCAAGAATAAGAGACTGTGGCACTATACCGTCTATCGCCTTTTTAAGGATTTCGATACACTCGAAGACTGCCTCCGCGAGCACACCCGCCTGCTGCAAAAGCCCGGTTTCGCCGACGCGTGGCCCTTCCGCCGCGATGCCGAGGAGTTCGCACGGCGCATCTGCGACGCTCTCGGCAGTCGCTATGCTACCTCCCCCGACTATCTCAGCATGATGCTCCTGCTCATTAAGTCCGTCCGTCAAATCTGTGCAAAATGATAAAAAGAATAATCTTCAGGTTGGCTGCCGTCTCCACCGACAAATATCTCCACTTCATCTGCGGGCTCGTCATCGCGCAGGTCGTTGCTCAACTCCTCGATCGCCGACTTGCGTGGTGGGCGACTTCCGCATTGGGCTTCCTTGCCGCCGTTGTAGCTGGGATTGCAAAAGAATACTACGACAAGAAGCATGGCGAACTGCCCGAATGCCAAGACGCCCTTGCCACTGCTCTCGGCGGACTGCTCGGCATTCTCCTGCTCTCATTATAATATTTTACGCTTATGAAATTCAAAACATTTTCTGCCCTGCTGATGCTCCTCTTCGCTGGCCTCGCTTTCTTTGCCGTCCGTTCCTGCATCAGTATAAAGGTCGACCGTGATCGCCTTTGCAACAATCAGAATCTGTTGCTTCACAACGGCAATGTCGAAATCAGCGAAACCGCTTCCGGCCGTAGCCGGGCCTCTGTCCCTGCGCTCAACATCCGCCCCTCCGAGTTCCGCCGCAGTGGCGACGCCCTGCTGAAGGTTGCAAAATCAGCCGGCATTAAGTCCTCCCGCATCTCAGATGCGGCCACAGCCGCCACCGTCACCCGCGCCGACATCGTAGCCAACCTCTCAAGCATACAAGCAGACGATTCGGCAAGTAACCTGTCAACCCGTCTACCCGTCAACTCGTCAACCCGCTTACTCGCATGGTCCGATCCCTGGCTCTCCATCTCCGGCACCATCTCCGACTCCCTCATCCGTTGTTCCGTGTCGGTTTCCGACACGCTCGATATCATTGTCCACCGTGTTCCCCGCCGATTCCTCTTCTTTCGCTTCGGCTGTCGTGAGGTGCGCATGGATATCATCAGTCGCAATCCCCACACTCGACTCACTTATGCACGGTATTATAAGTTAGTGAAATAATCCTTTTTTTTTCTCATTAGGTTTTTAGTTGTTTAGGTTGTTAAATTGTTTTAGGTTAACATTCGTGGAGCCCACGCAGTGATTGCGCCGGCTCCTTTTTTTTGTATTGTTCCTGCTCTTTTTTGCATCGTGCCGGTTCCCTGCACGCTCTCCTTCATCTCTTATTTACGTTTTCCCAAATGTTAAATATGCGCTTTACTACAAAATAATATAGTAAAAATTTGTATAGTACAAAATAAAGTAGTACATTTGCAATGTCTTAATAAAACAACAGATTATGAAACGAGAAACAGAAACCATGCGGGTTACACCCGACGAAAGAGACCTAATTGAGCAGATGAGAAACTACAACAACTCCTATCCAAATGGATACCCCAATCTATTGGAAGAAGTCATTGAGAAGTTCTACGCTATGCTCCGCCAGCCTTACTAACAACAACGCCCCTCCCCAAAGTGGGGAGCGGGCTTCAAACAAAAGAAAGGGAAACAACAATGGAAACAGTTATCAGAAAACAGGTAGTAGTCAGTGATATGAAGCAGCGTTTGGCAGACATCAACCTATCTGTGTCGTGGATGGACTTTGCCAATAAGTATTTTCACAAGTCTTCGTCGTGGTTCTACCACAAACTCAACGGCATCGACGGCAACGGAGGAACAGGCGGGTTCAACGAAGAAGAAATCGAGCAACTACGTGGCTCGCTCTTCGACCTGAGCAACCGCATACGCCGGGCTGCCGAAAGCATTTAGGCGAGGTCCTCTGTTGACCTTCAAGACAAAAGTCGCCCGTCGCCTACGGGCGCATTTTCTTTTATAACTAAAAGATTGCGGGACGTTAAAAATATTGCGTCACGCAAAAATATTTGTAAAAACGTTTGCGCGAACGTTTATTTTGTTTATCTTTGCAACATCAACAAATCATCGCTTTGCTTCCTCGCAGAGTTTGCCCTACTTCAGAATAGTTTTTATTATACTGATGACTATAACAAGGTTCGATAAGGAAATGCTCATTGAGATAGTTTCTTACATTCTCAATAAAACGCAAGGTACGGATATTTATCATGTCTTGAAGATTATCTATTTTGCCAACCAAAAACATCTTGTAAAATGGGGTGCACCTATGATTAGAGACGATTTTCGTGCCTACGAGTACGGCCCGGTCTCCGATCAGTTGTACAAAGCCATGCACGACAACCACAAATATGGCGATGACCTCCCCGAACTCTTCAAGCAAACAGCTTATTATGCTGGAGACGATGCACGCAGCAATATTCTTCCGTCACGTAAGCCCGACATGGACTTTCTTTCCAAGGCGGCCGTTGAAGTCCTTGACCGGTCGATTGCAGAGAATGCTGGACTGACTTTCCCGCAACTTCTTGAAAAGTCGCACGATAGCGCATGGCAAGAGGCATGGGAGAGAAAGGCAAAGAATGGTGACGACCTGATGTCTTCAACATCTATTGCCAAGGCTGCAGGTGCTGATGAAGCCATGCTTGAGTATATCAAGGAACAAATGGAGATTGATGCAGCACTGGCATGATGGATTTTTCCGAAGAGCAGCTTAATACCCTCACGCTTGGGGTCTTCAATCCTGGAGAGATTTATCGGCTTAAACTGACCGAAAAAGAGGGCGTGAAGCCTAAAAAGCAAGGAGACAACGGACGGAATAAATACTTTGTTGTTCTCGGCACAACGGATGATGGCGAGCTGATTGGCTTCGTCCTTATCAATTCTGAAATCAACCAATACCTTCCTGAAGAAGTCAAAGCATTGCATTATAAGATTGCTGTCAAGGATTATCCTTTTCTTGAAAAGGATAGCTATCTCTGCTGCTCAGAACTCAAACATATCGAGAGCATACATTTCTTCGAACGCTTTCAAAACAAGGCAATCGCAGTACTCCGTGACGATCATCTTGAAATCGTAAAAAACTTACTTGCACAGTCTCCGAGAGTGTCGGCTGCCGCCATGCGCACTTTTGGTCTCCTGTAGCAACTCTAAGTTTAATGTTCCATTCTCTTGTTATTTTTTATCCTTTCGGTATTATTAACTAAAACCATAAAATATATGAAAAGATTAAGACTATTACTATTAGTAGAACTTGTCGTACTTACCTGTAGCGCACAGAAGCCTCTCAGTTACACTAAGGTAATTCAAAAGGAAGGTATGACTGCGCAACAGTTATATGATGCTTCCAAAAACTGGTTTTCTCGGACTTATGTCGATTCTAAAGCCGTCGTGAAAGATGAAAATCCTGGCAAAGAACTTACTGGTAAAGGAAAATTAGTATTTTCTACTAATATGATTTACTCAAGCATTCAAGGATATATCAACTACCTTATTGATATCCAATTTAAAGATGGCCGTTTGAAATTTGCAATGAGTGACTTTCGCCATGAGCCTGCCCGTGAAGCAGCGTATGACAATCACATGGGTGTGCTGGTTGATTCTCTCCCAAAAGATTTGAAAAAGATAGGGATTGAAGGAATGAATAGAAAAGCAAGCTACAAGTATTATTTTAAAAATGGGGTACCACTTTGCGAAAAACAGTTTAATGAGCTAAGTAAGAGCCTTGAAGAGTTTATTGACAAGCGCGAGGAGACCAAAGATGAATGGTAATTGCCATACATAAAAAAATAATCCCCGAAATCCTTGCTGGTTTCGGGGATAATTCATATCTTTGCCAACGGTTACAGTCGTGAGGTTTTCACGCCGTCGAGCGTCGGTCATCGCTCTGCAATATTGCATGGGCTTTTTTTATGCCCATTATCATATTGGCGGTTGCCATTCCGTAATCAGATAAAGCTCTTCGGGGTGAAGTCACGATTGTAACCAGCGGGGTGTGCAGCCGCTTCTCTGTATCTCTGTCCCGGCAGTTCCGGAAATGGTTATAATCGTGCAATATGCAACAATCAATCTCTTTCGAGTCCTCCGCCCATGAGCAGCAGACACTCGACGTCCGCGCTACGATACAGCGCAAAATGAAATCTATCAATTGTTGGCTCAACTCAAAGAGCCGCTTCTACACCCACATTTGTGAGTTCCCTATAACTCGTCTTTTGGCAATCCGCATCAATCTCGTAGCTTTGTGCCTAACCGTCGCTGCCGTCGCCATAGAGCAACAGCCCGTCATCACCATGCTTGCCGCCCTCTATGCTGCACGGTTGGTCTATCGTATTAATAAAACTGATAAAAAACAGAAAGGAGGTCGGGTATGATTTACATAGACTATTATTTCAAGTCCAGCGCAACACCCAAGTATCTTGACCCTGTCGCTGAAATGATAGAAGCTGTTTATAAACACATATTCGTTGATGAAGAAAGTTACAAGGCCTTTGTTTCTCTGCTGACAAAAAAACTGAAAGCTATACCCAAGGCCTCCGGGAAAGCTCATGTCGATTCCGGACCGGGCTGGCTGCATGTTGTGTTGAGTCGACAGGTTCCCGAACCGGTTTTACGTATTAGCTGCAAACCTGTATGTGGTTTCCTCCAATTCTGTACAAACTCTAAAACATTGGAAAGAATTAAAAGCATTACATTTAAGGACAATGAGAAAGGAGGTGCGCTATGAAACGCCCCCTCAATCAAACACTCAGCTTTGTCAGCCAAGACACCATCGCCGCACTCAACGAGATGGTAGGCGATGGTAAGTTCCTCATGCACCTCGACATGCTCGAGCAGCTCGAGGCTACAATCCTGTCCGATGATACAGGTTGCTTTGCCGACCAAACAGGAGAACCCCGCTCGGGCGTCTTCCAAACCCTGCGCACGCTTCGTGTTCTCAAAGACGATTTACGCACACTCAATGCCCTCTGTCCGGAAAGTCCGACAGAGATAAGTGCCGAAAATGTTTAATCTGTTAATGCATACAACAATGAAACGCAACAATAATCAGCCTCCCCTCCCTTCAGAGGGAGTGGAGGTTTCTGTCTACATCGCCGCCCTTCAGAACACCTATCGACCGGCATCAACTCCTGCCGAAGCTACCCATTTCTTTTCCACTGCCGAGGTCGTTGATGCAATTAAAGAAATCGACCCCTCAGCCAAGGTCAGCTCCGATCAGGTGTTCGTCGCCCTCCGCGATGCAGGTTTCGATTTCTGCAACCGTCCCGGCTCTCATGGACTGGCGTTTAAGTGGATGTTCCGTGAGCGATAATATAAGGATATCTGTAGTAAAGGTGGTGTATCATGAGATACACCGTCCTTTATTCTACCATTTCAAATAACTATCTTTGTTTCATGATTACAGAAAGTCTCATCCGAAAGAAGTTCGTCCATCAGACTATGACCGACGCCGTCAACCGACTTTACGCCGCATGGCGACCGGCTGTGTCTGTTTTTCAAGTTCGATCCGGCCAACTCATACGTTTTGCACAAAGTGGTGCAGCCGCACGTCGCGTCTCAGAAGGTTCCTACGAGCTTCGCCTTTTCATCCCACTCCATCTCCGCTTCCTCGATATTCAGTACCGCCGACTCCGAGGCACCAAGGCGAAGGGGAAGTCCAACCTCTACAACAAACTCGTGTGGCCCATTCTCTATAAGCACATCTTCCCTGAACTCCGTTACGGCCTTACCGACGAGGTGCGTAGCCAACTCCACGATAGTCTCTCGCGGGCCGTCTCGTCTGAATAGGGAATTTCAACGCATAATTAGGGATTTCCCCTTGTTGCTCTCCTTCGAATAATTTATCTTTGTATCATCAAAATAAAACAACGATGTGGATATTTATTGAACTTGTCATTACATTCATCCTTATGCCTTTTGTTATTAAATGGGAGGATTGGGGGTGGCATGCCTGCATCATCTATGTGGGCTGTTGCATGATGTTCACTCCGATTGTAGGCGTACTTGTTTATAAGTTTGCATTCAGATAAGGCTTTGTAACTGTCCTTTTTGCCATCGCTGTCTGTTGCTATCTTTGTTCCTGAAAGATAACAACAGACAGTTTTTTATGGCAAAGCACATTTCCGAAGACGAGGTCACCCTCACCGTCAATGCCAGGGCCGAAAAGGCACAGCAGAACATCCGCACGTTTTCAAAAGAAATCGACCGTCTTGGCGAGCGAAACAAATCGCTGCAGCGGCAGATGGAGTCGCTTGAACTTGCCGGGAAGAAAGACACCGAGTCTTGGCGGCAGCGACGCGCAGAGTATGGCAAGAATGCTGCGCAGGTCCGAAACCTCAAGCAACAGATTGCCGCCGAAACCAAAGCTCTCGACCTGAACGCCCTTACCATGTCACAACTCCGACGACAGGCACGTGAGCTGCAACGACAACTCGACAACACATCGAAGTCCGTTAACACTGAAGAATGGAACAAGCTAAGTGGTAGACTTTCAGATGTTAAGACTCGCATCCTGGATCTTACAAACGCATCGAAAGGGCTTATCGAAAAATACAACAATCCGCAAGCCATGTCTTTCTTTCGTGGCGAATTGTTCATTCGTCTTGCCGAGCTTGTGGGCAGAACTGCTGCTAAGATGAAAGATTTCGTGGCAGAAAGCATTGATATGGCCGAGTCGGCCGATGGTGTCACCCACGCCTTCCGCAACCTCGACCGCCCCGAACTGCTC